GCTTAAGCAGTTTCGCCCCACCAATAGCGGCTCGTGGTGTCACAGCGATGCGAGCCGAAGTCGCACCGCCCATCGACAGCACATTACGACGACACGCCCGGACAATCTCCAGCCACTGGCTGGCAGTACGATGGTCACCATCCAACGCTGACACAGTCAGGTCGTACTCCATATCCTCGTCGTACTGGAATTCCAGTACGCTGAGACGGTCCTTGGTGCTGAAGTCACTAGCGGACCGACCATTGTACGCACTGGTCGCCCCATCCAATGGCGTGTTACCAGAGAACACCAGCACCGTATCGGGATGAACACCATACGTCCCAGCCGGGGTACTAACCATACGGTTAGCGGAGATGGTGTTGATTGCCACGGCAATAGCCGGGGGACAAGCGTCGAACTCATCGAACAGCACGACACCACCCTCACGCAGTGCGGACACCAGCGGTGTCTCACGCACCTCGCCAGTGGCGTCACGGAACCCGACCAGTTTCGCCTCAGTCGTCTGAGATGAGAACGTGACCAGTTCGAACCTACGGTTCAACACCTTGGTGGCAATAGTGGCCACCGTCGTTGTCTTGCCAGCACCAGCGCCACCCCACAGGTACAACTCATCACCTGCGGCGATGTGCTTCAGCACATCGTGGAACTGCTTGTGAACACGCTCCGTGATAGCCACCGTAGGTGAACCATTCACCGTGATGTTGTTCACCACAGGCCGAGACACAAGGTCATTGACCTTGGCCGTAACCAGGTCACCAATCTTGTCCACGCTAATGGGGTCGAACGATGCTAAAGCATCGCTCACCACCCTAGTGGCGGTCTGCTCAGCGACCGCCATGATGACAGCATCCAACGAAGTTGCCGACGTTGGAATCGCCGGGGCAACTGGCGCCACCACACTGGCAGGTGTGGGGTCGGCGTGGACAGCCGGGGTCGTGGCACTAGGTGCCACGTTGCCGTGGCGTCGGGTGACTAGAACGAAGTTCGTGTTCGGTTCACAATGTGAAACCGAACCAGCATACTTGGCGACATTAATAATGTCGTTCAGCATCTCGTGATTCTTGCGTTCAGCCGCACCGCTCAGGCCCAGATGGGCACAGCACCGACGAATGTCGGTCCGACCAAGCCCACCAAGAGCAAACACCTTGGCGTTATCCTTGTCACCGTCAGGTGACCGTAGCACCGTCACCGATTCAACGGTTGGGTACCATCTCACTTCGTGAATCCATCCTGCTTTGCTAGCACCCATTAGGGTGACCTCCTTGTGTGTTGGGATAACCGACGTAGTCGGTCGTGGACTGCCAGGAATCGAACCTGGCGACCCGAATCGTAGACCCGGGTCGGACACCATGTCAAGCCCTAATTGTGACCCCTAGGGGGTCAGTGGGGGAACCGACGCACACCGTCAGTGTGCTCGTACCGGGCGACGCCACCGTTCCTACGGAACTGCCAGCCGGTCCCGAACAGAATCTTGTTCATGCCCTGCTGGTCCGATGACGAACCATGCCCCGTGGACAGGGGAGCGAACTGGAACACTTCGTGTTCATTAGCACCCTGACCAGTGGTGTAATTCGCCACCAGTTTGTAGAACTCACCCATAAGGGTGCCGTAATGCCACACCTGACGGAACTGGATTCCATCGGAATCCACCTCGTCCTTGAGCGTCCACATCCCCATGCGGATGTGCCTGCCTACCGGCCTAAAGGCCAGCCCTGTGTTGGGATTCATGTCTGCCAGTTTCACTGGTCCTCCTTGTGTATAATTATTCACTGTTGTGAATAGTGGCAAGAACGGGAATCGAACCCGTCGCACCGTCCACCGAAGGTGGCTGGGTGCCGTACTACCTATACGCTTGCCTGACGGCTTAAGCCGTTCGTGGACACACTAGGCTCACTAGGCTAATCTTCCACTTCGTCGTAGACGACACTTCCCTTGGCGGTCCCACCAGGCAACCGTAGGTTGGCAATAGTCGGGTACTCCGACCACCTACGGTGATAACCAGGCTGGGTCATACCCCCTAGGGCGTCTGTCCATGCTCCGTGGCTTCTCAGACTTGCTACGAACTTCGTTCGGGTTCCCCCCGTCAACCGACTTCGTCGGTATCACTGCGAGGTCCAGCGAACTACGTTCGTGGCGCTACTGACATGGCTATCGAACCTCACGCCGATTTAGACGTTCTTGGCCGTGACCATGAGGGTATCGGCGTTGTCGCTCCAGACGGCTCACGCTCTCTCACCGATACTCCCGGACGGCTTCACCCTGCTGGGCCGCTCTCGTCCTGCCACCGAATCGGGTCGCACTTCCCGGTCGGTCTGCCCCACACCCTAGAACACCGTCGGACCGAAATCAAACATCCCCGACTCCGCACCTTTCCGCGCTGTTCTCCGCCCCGGAAACACGCCGTCGGCCTGCGCACACCCATACACACGGCGCACACACACGCTCGCACCGCGCATGTTCGCCTGCCCGATAGCCGCCCCAATCGTGCTTGTCAAGTCATACGGTTAGACCACACTAGTTGGATGTGGATACCAGGTACAACACCGACCCGTAACACGCGACACGCACCCCTGGGGGTACGCATGGGGGGGCACGGTCGTGCGAATGTGTGTGACTCCAATAACCTAGGGCCGTGGCTGGTTTGTTTTGGGTTGGGGATATCCAGGATATGTTATTGTGCCGTTTGTCACAGGCCGGCATGGTTTTCCACAGGAGTCCCTGGTCACATATAATATGTGATTACCATTTAACCTTATCAGCCCAAAATGCTGGCGACATCTTTCCTTTAGCAATATTCTTGGCATGTCTGGCTTTGAATGATTCTCGTCGTGTCCGTTCCGCCCACGACTCCCCAGCCTTTTTGGGGGAACCGCTAACACCTTGCTGACCAAACCTGATGGTCTTGATTTGGTCGCCAACTTTGGCGACAACAACATGCGACTTGGTAGGATGGTTGGGGGTACGCTTGGGCTGATTATAGCCGCTGACACCGGCTCTAGCCAGTCGAGGGTCTTTTCTAGTTGCCATTACTTTGCCTTTCGGGCTTGACGGCCTGCTTTGCGGGCCGCCGCCGTGTTTGGAACGAACTGACGGCCTTGACGGGTACCCTCTTGCTTCTTGCGAGTTGTCGCACGATACTCCTCAGGACTCAAAGACTGGATTGCTTTCTTGGGCAGATACCGTTCCCCAGTAGCATCGGGACCCTGGGTGGACGGCTTTCCAGATTTGGTACGCCATTCTTCTTTTGTCCACTTAGATAAAGACTGCTGGGCACCAGTTCTGGAACCAGTATAACCACCGCCAGCCCGCTCATAGCGGTCGGCAGTCATCTGGGCTTTACGCGCAGACCATTTCCCAGGAGCACCACCTTTAGAACCTGCTTTAACCTCAGCAAGAATTTGTTTACGCAACCCAGGCTTAGTATAAGCCACTAGCGGTCCATGTTATTACGGCGCACCGACGCACTGGTGCGCTTGGGTGCTACCTTCTTTTTGGCCGCCGCCTTCTTTGCGGCGGCAATCCCAGCCTTTGTGTACGGATACTCTTTACCATTAACCTTCGGCATAACAACCAAACCTTTCAACTGTCCACGCAACCAGTCACCAGGGTTCCTGGTTGCTAGAATACAAATCCCCCCCTATAATCCCCCCCACCGTTCGTTCGCCCAACGAACGAACCACCCACTAGTATGAAGAACGAACTTAGCGCGGACAACACCCAACTCATGGACGCCCGCCAAGAACAATACCTAGAGTGGCTAGTGACCCCAGCCAACGAACGAACCCCCCGAACCCAACTAGAATTCGCACGCCAACTAGGAGTAGACCCCACCACCCTTAGGCGTTGGGAAAAGAAAGACTGGTTCAAACGCCAATGGGACGCACGAGTAAACGAAATCCAAGGCTCACCAGAACGAACCCAACGCCTGTTGGATTCGTTGTACGCCAAAGCCATCGAAGGCGATAACAAGGCCGCCCAACTGTACCTCCAGGCAACGAACCGTCTACTGCCTCCCCAAACCATTGTTAACACCAACAAGGCATCTGATTTGTCTGATGAGGAGTTGGATGCTTTGATTGTGTCTATTGCCGAGCATCAGGCTAAGCGAGTCCCCAAAGCCATCTAGTTATGTCCACGCATCAAGTGAACGAATGCCCTAGGTGTGGAGAGGTGTACCCTTCGAACATCCGGGATTGCCCTTGGTGTGTTGAACCAAAACGAACGAAACTCCCTCTAGTAGAACCCAACTACGACTACCCTAGGACGACGAATGAGCATTTCTAACTACTTGGAAAACGCACTGCTGGACACTCTGCGCAACCAGTCTCTGGCTATCGCCAACGTGTATCTCAAGTTGCACACTGGTGACCCTGGTGAGGCTGGAACCAGCAACGCTGCGACGGAGACTACCCGCCAGTCGGTTTCGTTCTCTGCCGCTAGTGGCGGCTCCATGGCCTCCAGCGCGGCTGTGACGTGGACGAACGTGAGCACGACTGAGACTTATACGCATTGGTCGGCTTGGGACAACAGCACTGCTGGCAACTGTTTGTGGTCTGGTGCTTTGTCAGCCTCGGCCAGTGTGGCTGCTGGCGACACTTTCCAGATTACTAGCCTGACCCTTACGTTGGACTGAGGTAGCCACTAATGGCAACAAACTTTCCCACATCGCTAGATGCGTTGACAAACCCAGTAGCAGGCGACTCCCTGAGTTCGCCGTCGCATGCTGGTCAGCATGCTGATGCGAACGATGCCATCGAAGCCCTCCAGGCTAAGGTTGGTGTCGATAGTTCTGCAGTGACAACTAGCATTGACTACAAGTTGCGGAACCTTACTGGTTCTGTTGTTGACCAGTTGGAAGAAAACTGGAACATCGTCGCCAGCGCGGCGACAGGAACCATCAACTTTGATGTCAAAACCGCCTCCATCTGGTATTACACGAGCAACGCCTCAGCGAACCATACGGTGAACGTGCGTGGCGACGGTTCCACCACCCTATCTAGCCTGCTTGCGGTGGGTGATTCGATTACGGTGGTGTGGGCAAACACGAACGGCACGACCGCGTATTGGCCTAGCACGTTCCAGGTGGACGGTTCCAGCATCACTCCCAAGTGGCAGGGCGGTACAGCCCCGACTGGTGGCAACGCAAGCGCAATTGATTTGTATTCGTACACCATTGTCAAGACTGCGGCGACTCCGACGTACACGGTGTTTGCTTCGCAGACTCAGTTCAAGTAAAGGTTGTTTGATGCCGCTTGTTGCTACGCGCAGTAATGCTCCTGCGAGTGCCTATGGGTTTACGTCGGGTGCTGCGCCTGAGGTGTTGGGCGGTATGGTGTTGATGACACCTACTTCGATTGTGTCTACGGGTACTGGTAACTCGTCCAGTATTAGCGCGAATGGTTCGGTGACTTTTAGTTCGTGTGCCACGCTCAGCCTGAACGGGGTGTTCACGAGCAGTTACGACAACTACATGATGGTAATGCGCTCAAACACAAGCACAACATCAAACTACCAAGTGCG